ACAGACGAGGGCAAGCTACAGAAGGACGAAGACGACGACACGCAGGAGTTCGAGGAGCTGAACTTCGATGGCTGACAAGATCACCCAGCTTCGAGAAGACGTGAACGTTCACGGCGAGGTTCACGCCGTTGTCGAAGAGGCCGGAGCCGGTGAATTTGCCGGTGAGGAGATCGAAATTCGACTCGGGACGGCGAAGTTCAAGTCGAAACTCGACCTGATTGTCATCACTGACGGTCGAACCGATCACATGGTTCCGATGGACAGCATCGTTCGCTGGTACAAGCCGGTAGAGTTCACCCATGGATGACCGAAACCCCGGCGCGGCTTTCTCGCTTGGGCTGACTGTGGGTATGATGCTGGCATCGGTTGACGAGTCTGAAGAAAGCGAAGACGAGTAGCTGTGCCGGACGGCGGCGGTGCCCCCGACTCATCGGATAGCGACTGACGAGCGGCCACCCGAAATGCCTACGGATGGCTCTGCCATCCAGTCGCAACTTTTCAATACACTTACATGGAAGAACTCGAAGAACTGGCTGAACGCTTCGCGGAACACGGCGCTGAAGCCGAGGATGCCGAAGCGATTCTCAATCGGTGGAACGGCCACCCAGAGCGAATCGCTGAAGACATCTTCCGCGTGCGTTCCAACACGACCCACGAGGTCGAAGACCTCCGGCTGTTCTACCCATACCAGCCGAAGTTGATGCACGCGTACTTTTTCGGCGATTCACGCCTCATCAACGTCTATAAGGGTCGCCGTATTGGCGTTTCGTTCATTTTCTGCGTGTGTTTGGCGATAGACGCCCTCGCACACCCCGGCACGAACTACGCCATCGTTTCACGTACCAAAGCCCAGTCAGAAGCGCGTATCTCGGACATCAAGTCGCTTCTTGAAGAGTCGAAGCTCGGTTTCACCGACCTCGATTCCGACCTCCCGACGAACAACAAGGGAGAACTGGAACTCCCAAACGGCGCACGGATTAGTGCGTTCACGGGCGAACCTGACGGCGCACGGGGTTTCGACTCCGCGAAAGTCGTTTTCGTGGACGAACAAGCCTTCTTGGACGACCAGAAGGCGACGATGCGGGCTTTCATGCCCTTCATCAACCTCGGCGACGCTCAGATGCTTCAGGTCTCGACTCCGAAGGTCTCGAACGACGTGTTCCTTCAGACCCACCGAAGCGGGTCTGAGCGGGGCAAAGACGGCGTTATCGCCATCAAACAGTCGTCGTTCAAGAACCCGGAGGACATCGACCCCACGAAGTCGCTGTTCGAGCAGGATGCAGTGCCTGTACGGCCCGATATGAACATCGAAGCCGTTGAGGTCGAGCGTGCGCAGGACCCGCAAGGGTTTGCACAAGAGTACCTTTGCCAACCCGTCTCTGACGAATATCGTTTCCTGTCGAAGCAGAAGGTAGGAGACTCGATGAGGCGGGGCGCGGCGAACCCCGAAGCCTACGAAATCGGTACGAGCTTCGGTGGCAAGCCGACCAACGACCCACACTACTGGCATCCGGCCACACACGCCCGCGAGGGCGGCATGATGTGCATGGGCGTTGACATTGGCACAGACGGCGCTGACGACACCGCTATCGCGGTCTTTGAACACGTGGGCGAGAGGCGGTTCCTCCGCTTCCACACGATGCTGGACCGCAGTGACCTCCGCTCGCTGGACGTGTACCCCGAAGACACCGCGAACCCCGAATCGGTGGCCGATTACGTATATCGGCTGGCCGAGAACATGGGCGTCGATAAAGTCTTCATCGACATGACAGGCCCCGGCAAGGGGTTCCAGAAGTCGATTCAGTACCGGCTCGGCAATCGAGCGCAGGGCTTCAACTTCAGCGACAAGAAGGAACTTCAGCGGATGTGGGGCGACCTCAACTACGCGTTCCACAAGGACCTCATTCACCTCGTTCCCGACGAGGAGCTATTCGACCAACTCTGCGCGATTGTCAAACAACAGTCGTACCAAGACCAGACCCCGCGTTTCAGCGGGAAAGACCAAGCCGAGGAGGGCAAAGACGACCTTGCGATGGCGACGGTTCTGGCGGCCTACCCGCCGAACTTCGACGCTAACCGCTCTACGTCGGCCCACCAACGCTCGAACGTCTCTGGCGAGGAGTACGACGACATTGACAAGCCCTCTCAATCGGAGGGCGAGAAGCAAGGCTCACGAGAGCTTCGCACGCGCCAGTCAGGCCGTCGCAACCACGGAGATGATGTCTACGTCCCAAGCGGGGTGACGCGGCTCGCAGGCGGCACGTCGCGCCGCGCACAGACACGCCACGAGCCTCGGCACAGCCGCAAATCCACTTCGAGGCGATACTAACTATGAAAAACGGAAATTTCGTCGCTCCAAGTGAGGAGGACAAGGAACTCGGTTTTTACACCGATTCGCCGAAGGGCGTCATCAAGTCGCAACAGAACACTGGTGGGCAGGGCGCGACAGTCCCGGCGGCTCCTGAACAGGAGATTGAGACCCACCGTGAAATCGCCTACGCTGACCCTCACGTCAAAGAGGCGGTGTGGACGCTGGTGGACTGGATTGCCGGAGACGGCTTCAACATCAGCCCCAACAGCTTCGAGGACGCGCTCGAAAACGGCACGGGTGAAATTGCCGCGCTCGCCACCGGCAGTGGACAATTAAGCGAGACAGCAACCGAAGACTACCAGAAATCGGTTTCTGCGAAGCTCGAAATGCTGATGAAGGCGTCTCCGTTCTGGAAAGTCTTCATCAACTGGATTTACTACGCCATCGTGGACGGTCACGCGTTCATGGAGCTTGTCGTGGAGAACGGGCGGTTCGAGCCGCGTCTTCTCCCGACAGGCCGCATGAAGCGCGAGACCGACGAGTACGGTCGGGTCATCCAATACTACTTGGAGAACCCCGATGGTGGGAGCGGTGACGGCGGCGGTGGCGGCGACCAGAACGGTCAGCCGTATGAACCGCACGAAATCGCTGAACTCTATTTCCAGAAACAGCCACTCGATGACTTCGGGCGTTCGTTCATCGAAGCTATCGCAGAGGCGGCCAACATTCTGCGTGACCTCGAAATCGACTACGCTCGGTTCATCGCCACGAAGGCATACCCGCCGATTCTCTGGCAACTCGGCACCGAGGAAGACAAATGGACTCCGAAGCAGATTGACAACTGGCTCGATACGGTCGAAACCATCGAGCCGGACTCAATGCTCGCGGCGGGCCACGACGTTGACTTCGATGTCGTAGGAACGACTTCAACTTCATCCACCGCTGGTGCGATGCGGCTTGAAGAAACTTTCCTGCACTTCCAAGACCGAATTATCACCGGCCTTGGCGTCCCGGCGCTCCTCATGAACATGGAGGGCGGCGGTGGCGGTCAGGGTGAAGCCGTGGCCGCGATGCCGTCATTCAAGCGCCGCATCCGGCGGCTTCAGACCATCGTGAAAAGCGAGGTGGAGGAGCAGATTCTCCGCTCGCTGATGTTCAATTCGCTCGAATCCGGGGACTCCGGCGGCATCGTTCCCGACTTCGAGTTCGGCGAATACTCGTCGGCTGAGGAGCGACTGGACGCCGACGTTGCCATCAACCTCATGAACAACATGATGTTGACTCCCGAAGCCGCGGCGCGTCGTGCAGGCATCGACCCCGACTCGGAGCTACCGGACATCTGGGACAACGTATCGGGCGAAGAACAGATGGCACTACTGCAAGCCCTCGCCGGTTCTGGCGACAATATCCAGAACCCCGATGGTGGTTCACCAACGGACACTGGTGGTGGTGCCGAGTCTGCGGGTGGTGAAGTCACAACTCGTCAGAATCCCGGTGGGGACGAGGATGGCCGTAACCGGCAATCCGTGACGGAGGATGAATCCACCTGATATGCCGTTAGACGACACAGAGCGCGAAAAGCTCGAAGAAATCCACGATGATGTTCACCAGACGCGAACCCGAATCGAGGTGATTGACGAGCGCACTCGGAGCATGAACGCTCGCATGAACTCGATGGACCAAGAAATCAACAAAAACAGCGACGACATCAACGCACTGGAAGAAGATGTCGAGCGCAACAAGACAATTCTTGGTGGGTTCGTGACCGGCGTTACAGGGGTGTTCCTCTGGGCGATGGATAAGCTACGCGTAATTTAACACATGAAAGAATCACTCAATCTGGACGCCGATTTGGAGTTCGCGGCTTCATCGGTTAATCCTGACGCGAAGTCACTCGATTTCGACTCTCAGGAGTTCCGCGACAACGTTGGAACCGGCTTCAACGACTTCGGCGTCCGTCAGAACAAAGACGACGACGGCAA